CCTGGTGTAACGTAAGACTCAATACGCGTAATGATGTATTTCTCACTTCCATTTTCCAAACATCTCTTGAAAGTCTTGTAAAAATTTGTTTCCGTTTTTACGGTCATATTTCTTTTTACTCTTTACTATTCTCTGTTTGTACTTCGGTGATGTCTTTAGGTCCTTCGCTATTGGATTTTTCTTCGACCTGTATAATAGTTTGATTACCTTCTTTTTTAATTTTTCCATCGTATCCTAACTCTTTCAATGCTTTCAATACATCAGCACGTGACATATCATCAATTGATCCTGTTCTTATCTCCTTTCTTTCAACATATAATCCTGCAGCTTGACCGCGTAGCCTTTCAGCGTTTATTGCAGCACTGTGTGATTTATCATTTAACGCCTTATCACGTAATCTTGCCAACTCTTGTATGTGCTTATTCATTTCAACCTTATGTGTCTCAGCTAGCTCATTTCTTTTCTTTCTTACTGCAGCTACAACACGTGGGTATTTTTTTGCATTTAATAACTCAGATGATGTCACAGATGCACGTTCAGCTTTATACCCAGACTGTCTTGCACATTCTGTTGGTGTCAATCTACCTTCATTAGCTACATATATTTCAACAAATATTCTTTGTTTATCAGTCAATCCATCTTCGCCACGTGGATGTTTTAATGCCATATCACGAGTATTACGAATGGTATTACGGACCACCTTTTTTTCAAGTACACTTAACTTGTTGTTATATATGTCTTTTTCACTCATTTTAACTCCAAAATACCATAATTTGACTCTTTTACCATGAACTCGTAATACCTCCGTAATACCTGGTATCCCTTATCCCATATAGAGAATTGGCAATTGGTATTACGGTATTGGAAGATCCCGGTAAATAAAAAAATAAAAAAACTTTTTAGCATCCAGCGCACAATACAATACCAATCATAATACAACGATACTTCTATTAGAATATGCAATAAAGTCAATATATCCGCGCTTTTTTAATGCATGGACATATGAATGTACATTACTCTTAGATTTCATACCTGTCATTTGTTTTATCTCTTCAAACGAGGGTGAATAACCATTTTTCTCGATAAATACTTGAATTTGTTGAAGAAATTTAGCTTGTTTGGGTGTCAATCCCATCTTTTTTTTCTTGTTACTCATAATACTTTGCCAATACCTTTATTTTCTATGATAAGTTTTATCTTCTCTGCCTGGAAATTCATTGTAACCTTTAGCATCTGGATTAGGCCCATAATATTTTCTAACTTGCCTAAGCATTTCACCTTTGCCCCACTCATCAATTGATTCTTTAGTTATTGATTTTTCCAATGTTTCTTGTATTTCTTTTTCCTGTTCAGTTAATTGTAATCTTTTAGGTGCTGTCTTTCTGACATACGTAGATATTTTAGACCATGTAATAATGTGATCATCAGCTTTTGCTCTTACATAACCACGTTCTGGATCTAATTGTGGATACTGTGGTTCTGGCTGTCTATCAAAATTGTTTTTTATGTATGCCAACACTTGCTCATCATTATCAAATTGCTTTACAACTTTCTCCACTATTTTTTTATCTTTCCATAAATTAATTTCGTACGTCTGCATGTCCTACCACCAAATATTCTATCTTTTTTACCCATCCCTTTGGAATAGCAATAGCACCACCCCCATGGTTATCATCCCGGTCCAAACACCACGAACGCATCATCACTACCTTTTCATCATTATTTACAATCATCCAACCTACTTCCTGACACGTTGCTAATGGCGCACTTAACATATCTTTTATATCAAGCCATCCAGTTTCCATATCACGTGCGTCCTCCCACGTAATGCGTACCATTGGTATGGTATTTATATCCATTTAAAGATCTACTCTTCCCCAAGCTTGAGTATCATGTTTATCATTTGGATTTACTTCATTAATAAAAACTATATTACCTTTCTCATCACGATAAGGGTAAAAATTATCTGCCCAACTTAAATCACGTTTTAAATTTTTTTTATTTATAGGTGCGTTAACTTCAAATTTTTTAAGGTATTCTTCAACTTTTTCAGGATCAAATAATATTCTAGAGTGTTTATTATCCCCCAATTTTATATGTGGAATTTTTTTCAACCTTATCCATTTAGTAAGAGTTTGAATGTTAATTTTAAGCCGTTCTGCTAATTCATTTTTATCATAATACTTTATCATACATTAACTCCTTTAACAGGTGCATCTAACGTAAAATGTACATTAAATGCTAATGATCTACGCTCTCCTTCAGATCTAAATGGATACACTTGATGTGTAAGCCATGAAGGAAATAAATAAAAATCTCCAACTTCTGGTTTAACTAAATAACTATGGTTAGCAAAATGATTAGGCATGGACCCAAGAAACTCGAGACACCCAGCTGTTGGATGATGATCTTCTGCTTCATATTCTTTATCAAATCCTGGTGGAATCTTTAAAAAAGCAACACCAGATAAATTAGCGTCATGAATATGCATAGGATTAAAATCACCTGCGTATTGTGATACAATCCAAGATCTAAATGCAACTTTGCTGCCAGGTGCTGGCTCTTGTTTAATTGTATGTCTATAATATGCTTGTGACATTGATCCAAGAAACTCTCTAATATTAGAAATCTTGTTGATATCAATCATAACTTCTTTCTTAACATTACCGGCGAGATTGTGTGACCAATCATGTTCCTCACTTAACTTCTCATCATGTAATATACGATCAGCTTCAGTATTTAATAAATTAACATACTGCTGCGGCATCTTAATTTTTAAGACACTTGGGCCAAATGGTTGATATATATCGTATTTTAGCTCTAAATTTTTATTCTGGGGTTGTTCCGCCATAGCTTTTCTCCATCTCTTCTCTTAATTTTTTATCTTCCTCTTCCTTAATTTCTTTTAATACTTCTCTTACGATATCTTTAATTAATTTTTTTAGTTCACAAGTTTTGTTCATCCAACTTTCCTTATTTTATCTATCCACTCACGTATAAATGGTTTTGATGCATACATAGGACGTTTAACATCTTCACGTTGTCCACTACCATCCTTGCTAACAAACCCAAGTGTGCGGATCATTGCATCCTCCTCATTTTTAGCACGAATTAGATATTGAAATGTTATCTCACGCTTCGTTGTTATCTCATATGTATTCTTTTCTTCACCTTTCTCAACATGAAATGACTTCATGCCTCCTATTTCTGTGCCCTCTGGCGGCTGTTCAAACGTCACTGTTGGTGGCGTATAAGCGTACTCTTTCATTGCTTCTTGATCAGCTAACGCTTGGGCCATTTTTTTTTCGCGTATTTTATCACGTTCTTTTTGTATGTGATCCCATTTACGTGGTGTTTCTTTTATTATTTTATCACGTGCTTCTGCGTGTGCTTTTTCTTCTGGTGTATTTGGTCCTTTATTCTTTACCATTTTAATAAACCCATAACATGAATATAATAATTAAAATTGAACCAAGAATAATTATCAAAGTTTTCTCTTTCATTTAAAATCCTGGGTACTCAGGACACTTGTCACCATCAAATGACTCATAGTATCCAATAGCATTGTTTGCTGCTGTCATACGCTCTTCGTCACCTTCAAACTGCGCATCATAAAACGCGTCACGTGCGCGTTTTAATTCACTGTGTACATATACTTCTAAGATTCTAGGCATCTCTATATTCCTAACCACGTTTTATAGATCCATATTAAAATTACATATGCAAAATAAAATTTAATAGGAATCAAACAGAACCAAAACAATGCCCAAATCATTTGCGCACCGCCATGTATTCATAATCAAAATTTGCATGTCTTTTTTGTACTAATGAAACTAAATTAGCATCACAAGTTTTAAGAACTTCTTTACCTAATCTCATAACTCTATCACGGTCAATCGTTGGTGATATAGGTTGTAGAAATGGTTCAACTAAATATCCACGGTAGTATGTAACGCGGTCGCCTTTCTTGGCTTTATTTAGCCAGGTGTTGTATGCTTTTAAACTCATCATATCTTCTTTCTAAAAAAGAATTATAACATATTTGTTAAAACATTACAAGAACATTATTTTAACAGGTTTTCCGCCAAAAATCGTGTCAAGTTTTTTCTTGCTTTATAACTCCGCACAATATATACATAAATCCTCAACTTCATTTCACCCAGTGGACTCTCTTACGCTGCTCATTCGAGCAGTGGGAGTCCCATTAAAGGAAACATGGTAAGAAAAATTAGAATAGTAAGATATAGAACAAGAAAGATGTGGAAAAATATCAAAAAATGGTTACAATATCGCCCTGAAAAAACTTATTTCAGGGGACACAGTGATTAAAATATGGTTTATGCTGATATTAATGTCAGCACCAAATTTACCTTCAGTAAAATATAATGGAGTACTATACTCAACTGAAGAAGAATGCTTAAGTGCACAGGTAGAATTTTTAAATATGTATGAATCTAGACCTCAAACATACAAAGATTCAATAACCGTTGATGCATTCTGCTTGCCTTTTGATGCTTTTCCTATACAAGGTATGAACTACAAGGATTCATCATTTGGCGCATAAGCCTGGAGGGGCAAATGAAATTTTGGCTACAAATAATAACATTATTAGTTGTATTGATTTTAGTATCAATATGGGCTAAACCAGTAGTTGCAAATGACACAAATACGCAAACTAATACATCGGGTTCGAACACAAATATTACGGGTGGATATGAAGCTACTACCACGAATAACAACGACGGACAGACGAACACGACAACATCAACAACGACAAATACATCTACTACCAATGGGGCAGGTATTCCCCCACCATCTGCTAACTCCCCTTCCTATTCGAGCATGTCGCAAGACGTTTGTAGTATGGGTGTTAGTGGTTCTATTTCTACTGGGATTGTTGGTTTTTCTGGGGGCAAGCACGTAATTGACGAAAATTGCGAGCGTATTAAATTAGCAAAAGTTTTACAAGATTTTGGCATGAAAGTTGCAAGTGTGGCAGTATTATGTCAAGATAAGCGTGTATTTGCTGCAATGGAAGCTGCAGGGACTCCATGTCCATACCAAGGTAAAATAGGTCCACAGGCGGCGGAAATGTGGGAAAAATACGTAGAACTTAGACCAGATTATGAAGAATATTTAGCAAAACAAAAAATAGTAGCTAGAATAGATGAAGAAATTGCAGAAAAAGAAAGAATAGAAGCAGAAAAAATAGCTGCACAAGAAGCAGAAGCAGCAAGAATAGAGGCTGAAAGAATTGAACAAGAACTACTTACATTAAAGGAAGAAAATGAAGTTAACGATATCGAGCCTGTTATTGACTCTGTGCCTGTTAACGTGCACGGCGAATAGTGTAGAAGTAACAACTGGCAATTTATTACCAAACGCAAACGATGGTGTAGACTGGAATTCCAGTAGCACAGATCAAATCAATCCAGGTGGTAGTGGTTATGTTACCAATAACAGCACCGTAAATGGATTTGATGTTACTTGTACTAATCAATCTAATTGTGGTTATAAATACAGCGTAGGTGGTGATTTTGAAGTAACAGGTGATACCACATTATCTGTTGAAGATGTAGGATTAACTAGCAATTCCATAACACAATCAATGTTAGATAACGGTGTAACATTAAATAGTCATATTGATGTTGCTAACTGCGAAAGCACAGAAGGTAATTGTGAATCAAAAGGTGGTGCAAATGACACACATACAACAACAATAGTATTAAAAGATTCTAGTGGTAATACATTAAGTACAACAACACAAACAAGAAACGAAGTTACAGGATTCAAAGGCAATTGTAATGGTTATCCGGGCTCAAGTGCCACTGGCGTTACAGCAGCATGCGGACAATACAATGACACAGTTATACACAACGATGTTGGTGCAAACAAGTTTGACTGGTCATGGCGAGGTGTCGACAGTAATTATACTAATCAATCTAGACAAGGGCCCAATTTGTTAGGTGCAAGAGTCACAATGACATACAACAATACAGAATATGATCCCATAGATGATGACGCGCAAGACGCAATAGATGATATAAATGAAAATATACCTGACATAGAAGACGATTTTACATGGGAAGAAGATTTTTATTTTGAAGAAGAATATTTTACATGGGAAGAAGATTTTTATTTTGAAGAAGATTTTATTATAGAAGATGAATACATAGTTGGTGATTGGGAAATGGACTATGAAATGGAATTTAATGAAAATATGTATTTTGAAGAAGAATTTGTAGAAATGGAAATGCCTGAAGAATTCGAAGAATTTGATATGACTATGGCGCCTGAGGAAGAATTTGTAGATATGTATTTTGAGGAAGAATTTGATGAAGGCGCATTTATGGAAATGCCTGAAGAATTTGAAGAAATGGAATTATCAGAAGAATTTGAAGATATGCCTGAAGAATTTACTGATATGGAAATGGAAGAAGAATTTACTGAAATGGAAATGGAGGAAGAATTTGAGGAAATGGAAGTGATGGAAGAAGAACCTACAGAAATGGAGGTAGTAGAGGAAGAAGAAACTATTGACATGGAGACAGAAACAGAAGAAGATGTAGTAGAAATGGAGGGAGAGGAAGAAGAAATGGAGGTAGCTGAAAATGATGACAGCATACAAGAGCCCGAAGAGGATGAGGAATCTTCTGAAGGTACTGAAGAAGCAGTGGAAGAGGAGCCGGAATCTGAAGAAGGCGTATCGGAGACTGTTGAGAATGAAAAAGAAACAATGGAAGAAACAGATGTTGCTGACGAAGGAGGAATTACAACCAAGAATATAGAAGTCAGTAAAGAAATTAAAATTAAAAATGTGGATGTAGGAGAAATTAAAATATCCATAGATCCACGTGATATATTTAAGGAGGTCGTTAGCCTAGACTCTTATTCAAATAAAGATTTTTACCAGGATAAAGGCCTCCAATACGACGTAAATGATGACTTTTTTGATCAATTAAGCATGATCGAATACAGTAAAGAGATATATAATGATGTAACATTAGTGATGTATATTCAAGGGGATCCAGTAGAAATCTACAGACGTGAGCTAGAAGAATTGGCTATACAAAAAGCTGGTATTATGATAGAATTGAAACTATTGAGAGGAGAATAAAATGGCAGGACCAAAACAAAGAAAAAAATTAAAAGGCGTTGAATTAGCACGAAAAAGACAACCAACTGGTAGATTGTTGGCTGATGTGTTGAAAAAAAGCAAAAAAGATATTGGTAAACCAACTGGTAGAACATTAGCTAAAGTATTGAAAAAAGGAAAGAAGAAATGAAAATTATAGAGAAATTATCTACATATGCCGCATTAATCGGCGTTATAGGGGCCATAGGCGGAGGTTTTTACACCTGGGGCCAGTTTAATACACGCCTTGATGCAATAGAAGCAACACCAGCTGTTGATGTAGGCGCAATTAATAAAAAAATAAATAGTAACAAAGTAGAACTTATAGATCGTATTGCTGCAGTAGAGGATAGTATTCCTGAAACACAGGATATGACATGGGTAGTAAAAGAATTTATAGCTGTAAGAGAAGAAATTCCTGAACAAGTAGATTTAACAAAAGTATTTAAAGAAATAGGTAAAGTTAGAGAACTTATTGCTATGATACCACCGCCTGTTGATTTAACACCTATTCTTGAAAAACTTAAAATGTTAGAAGAATACGGTTGGGAACTAGAAGAAGATCTTGAAGAACTTACTAAACAAACTGCAATTGTATCAAAAGAAAACGAATTACAAGACATTCAAATAAAAGAAATTAAAAAGAAGTCTAATAATCCATTAGCTGACTAATGGCTAATAAACAATACAGGTGGTTTTTAACTAAACGTAACAGGATGATGAAAAAAAATAATTCTGTTATAACAGATAATAATGATTTTTATAATCACATGAAAAAAGAAAAGGAAATTTTAGATATGTCTATGAAAGAATCTTTGAGACAAAAAGAAGAAAGAACAAAATCATGAAAGTAAGTGATAGCACAGCGATCAGCATGCCTATGAGAAATTTACTCTCGATTCTCGCGGCCGTAGGAATTGGCGTATATAGTTATTTTGGGATTATTGAGCGCCTAAATAATATTGAGACAAATGGCAAACTAATGATTGCTGATGTTGATAAAAATACAGAATTTAGAATAAAATGGCCTCGTGGTGAAATGGGTAATCTACCCGCTGATAGTCAGCAGGACATGCTAATTGAGTTCCTGTCAGCGCAAATAGAAGTAATGCAAGAAGAAATGGAAGGTATGATGAGTAATACCGTAAATATAAAAAGAGCACAACAGGATATCGAGAAATTAATTTTGGACACTGAGAAACTCGAAGACAAGGTCAGGCAAAATGGAAGTCATTAGCGTGATCCTTATGTTCGTTTTCGGGAACATGAATGACCAAAATACTCAAATGACACAATATATTCCTATGAAGTCATTATCTTCTTGTATGAAAGAAGTAAGACTAATGAAGAAAAAGAATACAGGATACGATAAGGATGCTTTTTGTGGTCCTGGTATTGTACATATAGAAGACGGTGAAGTAATTGCATTATATAACGAAGTACCAGCTGGTGCTAAACTAGTTAAAAAAGATATAGATGCAGCAGCATTTGAAAGATGGTCTCTTCGTGCTAAAGCGAAGTGGGATTAGCTCGTCGCGTAATATTTAATTTTTTTTAACATACTATTAACACCATTATTTCTACCTGGTGTTAACAATGTACTAAGATTCATTTTTTCAAATTCTTTCTGATCAAAATCATTTATGTCCTGGGCCGTAGATCCACTATACACATCCGCAATGAGACAGACCATGCCTTTCGATATAAGTGCAGCTGAATCAGCAGTAAAATATATTTTATCATCAATAAAATGCGGGACCAACCACGTCTGTGATTGACAGCCTGGAACTTCAAAATATCTAGTTCTGTTTTCGTCTTCCATTGATTTGGAATTTTTTCCAAAATCCATAATCCACAA